GTGTCAAAGCCGCCCTTCACGCACCTGCACGTCCACACCCAGTACTCGCTGCTGGACGGTGCCGCGCGGCTGAAGGACATGTTCAAGGCGTGCAACGAGATGGGCATGACGCACATCGCCATGTCCGACCACGGCAACCTCCACGGGGCGTACGACTTCTTCCACTCCGCGCAGAGCGCGGGCGTCACGCCGATCATCGGCATCGAGGCGTACGTCGCCCCCGAGTCGCGGCGCGACAAGCGGAAGATCAAGTGGGGCCAGCCGCACCAGAAGCGCGACGACGTGTCCGGTTCGGGTGGTTATACACACAAGACGATCTGGGCGGCGAACAAGACGGGCCTGCACAACCTCTTCAAGCTGTCCTCGGACGCGTACGCCGAGGGCTGGCTGCAGAAGTGGCCGCGCATGGACAAGGAGACGATCTCCCAGTGGAGCGAGGGCCTCATCGCCTCCACCGGCTGTCCCTCCGGTGAGCTGCAGACCCGGCTGCGCCTCGGCCAGTTCGACGAGGCCCTGAAGGCCGCCTCCGAGTACCAGGACATCTTCGGCAAGGACCGGTACTTCCTGGAGCTGATGGACCACGGCATCGAGATCGAGCGCCGGGTCCGCGACGGCCTCCTCGAGATCGGCAAGAAGCTCGGCATCCCGCCGCTGGTGACGAACGACTCGCACTACACGTACGCCCACGAGGCGACCGCGCACGACGCCCTGCTCTGCATCCAGACCGGCAAGAACCTCTCCGACCCGGACCGCTTCCGGTTCGACGGCACGGGCTACTACCTGAAGTCGACGGACGAGATGTACGCCGTCGACTCCTCGGACGCCTGGCAGGAGGGCTGCCGCAACACCCTCCTGGTGGCCGAACAGATCGACACCACCGGCATGTTCGACAAGCGCGACCTCATGCCGAAGTTCGACATCCCGGAAGAGGGCTACACCAACACCACCTGGTTCAAGGAGGAAGTGCGCCGCGGCATGAACCGGCGCTACCCGGACGGTGTCCCCGACGACCGGCAGAAGCAGGCCGAGTACGAGATGGACATCATCATCCAGATGGGGTTCCCGGGGTACTTCCTCGTCGTCGCCGACTTCATCATGTGGGCCAAGAACAACGGCATCGCGGTGGGCCCGGGCCGAGGCTCCGCGGCCGGCTCGATCGTCGCGTACGCCATGGGCATCACCGACCTCGACCCGATCACGCACGGCCTGATCTTCGAGCGGTTCCTCAACCCCGAGCGCGTCTCCATGCCCGACGTCGACATCGACTTCGACGAGCGCAGGCGCGTCGAAGTGATCAGGTACGTGACCGAGAAGTACGGCGCCGACAAGGTCGCCATGATCGGCACGTACGGAAAGATCAAGGCCAAGAACGCGATCAAGGACTCCGCGCGCGTGCTCGGCTACCCGTACGCGATGGGCGACCGCCTCACCAAGGCGATGCCCGCCGACGTCCTCGGCAAGGGCATCGACCTCTCCGGCATCACCGACCCCTCGCACCCCCGCTACAGCGAGGCGGGCGAGATCCGCGGGATGTACGAGAACGAGCCGGACGTCAAGAAGGTCATCGACACCGCCAAGGGCGTCGAGGGCCTGGTCCGGCAGATGGGCGTGCACGCCGCCGGCGTCATCATGTCCAGCGAGCCGATCGTCGACCACGCCCCGCTGTGGACCCGGCACACCGACGGCGTGACCATCACGCAGTGGGACTACCCGCAGTGCGAGTCGCTCGGCCTGATCAAGATGGACTTCCTGGGCCTCAGGAACCTGACGATCATGGACGACGCCGTCAAGATGGTGCGGTCCAACAAGGGCGTCGACCTGGAGATGCTGTCGCTCCCGCTGGACGACCCGAAGACCTTCGAACTGCTCTGCCGCGGTGACACGCTCGGCGTCTTCCAGTTCGACGGCGGCCCGATGCGTTCGCTGCTGCGCCAGATGCAGCCCGACAACTTCGAGGACATTTCCGCCGTCTCGGCCCTGTACCGGCCGGGCCCGATGGGCATGAACTCGCACACGAACTACGCCGAGCGCAAGAACGGCCGGCAGGACATCACGCCGATCCACCCGGAGCTCGAAGAGCCCCTGAAGGAGACGCTGGGTCTGACCTACGGCCTCATCGTGTACCAGGAGCAGGTGCAGAAGGCCGCCCAGATCGTCGCCGGGTACTCGCTCGGCGAGGCCGACATCCTGCGCCGCGTGATGGGCAAGAAGAAGCCCGAGGAACTGGCGAAGAACTTCACCATCTTCCAGGAGGGCGCCCGCAGGAACGGCTTCTCCGACGCGGCGATCCAGGCCCTGTGGGACGTGCTGGTGCCGTTCGCCGGCTACGCGTTCAACAAGGCGCACTCCTCCGCGTACGGCCTGGTCACCTACTGGACCGCCTACCTGAAGGCGAACTATCCGGCCGAGTACATGGCGGCGCTGCTGACGTCCGTGAAGGACGACAAGGACAAGTCGGCCGTCTACCTCAACGAGTGCCGGCGCATGAAGATCAAGGTCCTCCCGCCGGACGTGAACGAGTCGGTGCACAACTTCGCCGCCCAGGGCGACGACGTGATCCTCTTCGGCCTGGAGGCCGTCCGCAACGTCGGCACGAACGTGGTCGAGTCGATCATCCGCTCGCGCAAGGCCAAGGGGAAGTACACCTCGTTCCCCGACTACCTCGACAAGGTCGAGGCCGCGGCGTGCAACAAGAGGACGACCGAGTCCCTCATCAAGGCGGGCGCCTTCGACCCGATGGGACACACCCGCAAGGGCCTCACCGCGCAGTACGAGCCGATGATCGACAACGTGGTCGCGGTCAAGAGGAAGGAAGCGGAGGGGCAGTTCGACCTCTTCGGCGGCGGCGAGGAGGAGAGCGACGCCCCGGGCTTCGGGCTCGACGTCGAGTTCTCCACGGATGAGTGGGACAAGACGTACCTGCTCGCCCAGGAGCGGGAGATGCTCGGCCTGTACGTCTCCGACCACCCGCTCTTCGGCCTGGAGCACGTGCTCAGCGACAAGGCCGACGCCGGTATCGGCCAGCTCACCGGCGGTGACTTCGGGGACGGCGCGGTCGTCACCGTGGGCGGCATCATCTCGGGCCTGCAGCGCAAGATGACCAAGCAGGGCAACGCGTGGGCGATCGCGACCGTCGAGGACCTCGCCGGTTCCATCGAGTGCATGTTCTTCCCGGCGACGTACCAGCTGGTGTCGACCCAACTCGTCGAGGACGCCGTGGTGTTCGTCAAGGGACGCCTCGACAAGCGCGAGGACGTGCCGCGTCTGGTCGCCATGGAGATGCAGGTCCCCGACCTGTCGAACGCGGGCACCAACGCGCCGGTGATCCTCACCATCCCCGCCCTGAAGGTGACCCCGCCGATGGTCAGCCGCCTCGGCGAGATCCTGAGCCACCACCGGGGCGACAGCGAGGTGCGGATCAAGCTCCAGGGGCCGCGCAAGACCACGGTGCTCCGGCTCGACCGGCACCGCGTGAAGCCGGACCCGGCGCTCTTCGGCGACCTGAAGGTGCTGCTCGGCCCGTCCTGCCTGGCGGGCTGAGCCGGGTCTCATCGGCGACTGGCGGACCATGTGCGAGGGCCGCACCCGGAATTCCGGGTGCGGCCCTCGCCGTGCGTCATGTGCCTTACGCCATAGGTCAGTTGTGACCGAAGCGGCGCTCGCGGTGCTTGCGGGCCACATCCCCCGGCGTGGCCTGGACGGCCGACTTCGCCTCGGCCTCCATGGCGGACGACCGGGCCTCTTCCTGAGCCTGCGCCGACTTCTGCTGCTGATTGCGGTTCTGCTTGCGGTTCTTGGCCATGGTGATTGCCTCCTGCGGGGGAACTAGGGGCCAGGGCCGCATTCAGATTCACATAGGGTGCGCAAGACCGCATTTCGGATAATTACCGTGAGTAACAAGGGGGATCGGTCCGTGTTCGTCCCTCCTTCACGGCATCCGCCACGCCGAAGATCGAGTTCGGGCCGTTAAGCCCCGTGCTGTCGGGCAGACTCGAAGGAAACCCGAAGCGAACGCACGGGCGTGTCGGCGAAAGAGGGTGGATCGCGTGGACCGTTGCATCGTCCTGGTGGACGCCGGGTATCTGCTGGGTGCTGCCGCGAGTCTCCTCGCGGGCGAGCCGTCCCGGTCCCGGATCCATGTCGACCACGCCGCCCTCATCCAAGGGCTGCGCGAACGCGCCGAGACCGAGACCGGGCGCCAGCTCCTGCGCATCTACTGGTTCGACGGCGCCCCCGACCGCGTCCCGCAGCCCGAACACCGCAGGCTGCGCGTCATGCCGCGCGTCACCGTCCGGCTCGGCGCACTGACCCGCTCCGACGGGCGCTGGGCGCAGAAGGGCGTCGACGCGGCCATGCACGCCGAGCTGACCGAGCTGGCGCGCAACCGGGCCTGCTCGGACGTCGTGCTCGTCACGGGCGACGGGGACCTGCTGCCCGGCATGATGGCCGCCAAGGAGCACGGCGTCGCCGTCCACCTGTGGGCCGTGCAGGCCGCCGACGGGGACTACAACCAGTCCGAGGACCTGGTCGCCGAGGCCGACGAGCGGCGTGTGCTCGACCGGACCTGGATCACCAAGGCCGTCCGCGCCAAGGAGTTCGGCGGCATCTGCGCCCCGCCGCCCGTACCGCGCCCCGAGATCGCCGCGATCCTCTCCGCGCCGCTGCCCGAGTCGGCGCTCGCCGCCGCGGGCCGCCCCGCCGACGAGGCCGCGGACGCGCCGCCGGTGCAGCACGCCCCCGCGGCGCGGTCCGAGAGCGACTCCGAGGACCGGTCGGGCGCGGGCAGGGGCGTGCCCACGCCGAAGGACCTGGCCGCGCTGCGCGGGCCCGGCGCGCAGGCAACCCAGCATCCGGCCAACGCGACGCTGCGGTGGTCCTCCGACAAGGGGTGGGTCGAGCGCCCCGGTGGCGGCGGGGAGACCGCGGAGTCGGCCTCGCTGCCGACGCTGGCGCAGCTCACCACCGCCGAGCAGCGGTGGGCCGACCGGGAGGAGGACATCACCACGGTCGGCGGTGACCCCTACGAGGTGGGTCAGGTGTTCGCGCGGAGGTGGATGGAGCGGCTCGCCGACCAGGCGGAGCTGCAGAAACTGTCGACCATGTACCCGCGGGTCCCGCACCGGATCGACGGTGAGCTGCTCCGGTACGCGGCACGGTTCGGGCTGCTCGCCCATAAGGACGATCAGATCGACGAGCACGACCGGTATGCGATCCGGGCCGGGTTCTGGCGCGAGGTCGGTGTGCGGACCGGCGTCGAGCACGCTGCCGCGGGGGACTGAAGGGCGCAGGTGGCCGGGCTGCGGAGGGCGCCCGAGACGGCGCGTCGCCTCATTTGTCCGGCCCCGGGCGCAAAGCTGGGGCCTTGACCCCGTACTCTCGTTCCTCTGTTATACCAGCGACAGTATTTGTGCAGGTCAACCGCTATTTAGGAACGCTTGCGGGAGATCAAATCTCACAATTTCTCACTGGACGGCTTTTTGATCTACGCCGTGGAAGACATCGAGAGCGTCTGCGGCGCCCCGCATGTCCTCCGGCTCGATGGACACGTACTTACGTTTCGTGAAGGCCGCGTTCGTGTGGCCCGCCCAAGCCGCCAGGATGACGTCAGGCACCCCGGAGAGGGCGAGCGCCTTCAGCACGGCGTGACGGGCGTCGTACAGGCGCACCTTCCGCAGCCCGAGATCCGCCATGAGGCGGTAGGCGTACTCCCGCAGCTGCCGCGTGTTCATCGGTCGGCCTAGCTCGTCGACGACGACGTACCCGCTGAGCGTGTAGCCCTCTCCCGCCCGTTCGCTCTCCGCCCGCTGCAGCTCCCGGAACGCCACGAGCGCCTCCCACGGGCCGCGCGGCAGCGGCAGGCCCCGTTCCCCGGCCGCGGTCTTCGTGTCCTTCTCCAGCACCCGGCGATTGCCGACCATGGTCCGCGTCACCGCGATCAGCAGCAGACGCTTCTCGAGGTCGATGTCGATCCAGCGCTGACCGCAGACCTCCGCGGGGCGTAGCCCCATCAAGCTCAGCAGAAGTGGCGCGTACAGACGGTCATCGGCGATGCCGCGGATGAACGTCTGCACCTCGGCTACAGTCCACGGCTTCGCCCGCTGCCGCTCCCGCTTGTCGGTCTTCTTGTCGGCGAGTGACGGCCGCACCTCGGCGGCCACGTTCACGGGGATCAGCCTGCGGATGACTGCGCGACGGAGGGCGCTGCGCAGGCGAAGGAGGATGCCGTCGACCGTGGAGACCGCGAGGCGCGTGCCTGGCACGCCGCCTCTGCGCCGGCCCTCCGCGACCAGGGAGTCGACGAAGTCCTGCACCATCTCCTCTGTGAGCTCCTGAAGGCGCACGTGCCCCAGGCGCTCGTAGACCTGAACCAGGCTCATGCGGTAGTTGGCGATCGTCGTCTCCTCGACGTCCCGCCCCTTGTGCTTCAGCCACTGATCCAGCCACTCGGCAAGCGTGATCTTGTTTGGGGCGATGTACGTCCCGGCCGACCGCTGGTGCATGATCCGGTCTCGTTCGGCCCGGCACTCCTTCGCCGTGTCCTTCGTGATCGTCAGTTGTTTGCGCTTGCCCATCTCGTCGCGGCCGGCGTCCACCATGAGGCGGTAGCGCACCTTCCCGCTCCGGAGGACGATGCGCTTCGGCTCAGCCATCACCGCCACCTGCCCGCGGCGCCAGCCGCGCCTTGGCGTTCGCCGCGTTCAGGTAATCCACCTCGGCTACGACGCGTTCGGTAGCGCGGCGGGCCTCTTCCGCGACTTCCTGTACTTCTTCGGCGTCACCGTCGTCGATGTACGCGGAGCGCGCGATGAGCGCATCAATGCGCTGCTGCAGAGCAGCGAGCGCGCGGCCGGCGGGATGCTGCCGCAAGATCCTGCGAAGGCGCGGCACTCCGTTCACCAGGAATTCCAGCTCGGCAGCATGCGGATCGCGACCCGTGCTCTTGAGCGGCTGGCGCCCTTCTGCCCAATCCCACGCCTCGGCGGCATCGACTTCACCGGCCCCGGTCACCTCAACCATCGTTCCCGGACGATCCGTGAGCGGCAGGAGGAGGGCCGTCGGGCTCACGCCGAACACGACTGCAAGCGCGACCAGTTCGTCAGCGGTGACGACGCGCTCGGCCTTCTCCATGCGCGTGATGCCCGACGCGGGAACGGCTCGCCCTGCGCGCTCCAGGGCCCCCGACAGCTGGCGCGTCGTCATGCTGCAGCGCTCGCGCAGGCGGGCGATGTTTTCCGCGACAGTGCGCCCGGTCGGTCCTACCTCGATGGCGCGACGTCCGCGCTGGTGCTCGGTCATAGGCAACAGCGTAAGCAACGGCGATCTCCTTGTTGTGGGGCCGGTGTTGAGTGCTATGGTCTTCACGGGTGCAGCATAGAACCGTTTGGTCCTTATTAGCAACGCATGGTTCGCATAAGGAGGTTGGGATGGGGGACGAGTTCCTTTCGCCCAAGCAAGTCGCCGATGAGTACCCGCTGCTGGGCACGGTCGCCGCACTGGCCGAGCGTCGGTGGCGTGGGGATGGGCCGACGTACATCAAGACCGCTGAGGGGCGGTCCGGTCGCGTCTTCTACAGGCGCACCGAAATCGAGAAGTGGCTGGATAGTGCCACCGTCACACCGCGGAGCGCGGCATGACCAAGCCCTCGCGCCCCACGCTCGCCGACATCCGCAAGGCATGGCCCGCCACGGTGCCCGTCACCCAGGCCGCTAACGCGCTCGGCTGCAGTCGGTCCCACCTGCACAACCTCATCAACCGGGGCGAAGCGCCCGTCAAGACCCTCCCGCTCGGTCGACGCCATGTCGTCGTCACTGCGGACCTGATCCGGCTTCTCTCCGGAGAGCCCCCCGCGACCGCGCAGGAGCAAGGAGCGGCATGACCATGAACGCAGAAACGCCCCGGGCCGAATCCGGGGCGTTTCAGAAAGTCTCCGCGGCGAGCGGGTCGACTACGGCCAGCTTGCCACACCACGCCGACGAGGCGCACCAGGGCGGACTGTTCCCGGCCGAGGAGCGCACTCCCGTCGCCCGACCGCTCGTGCTCATCACTCGCGGACGCGTCGAGTTCCTGGCGCACTGCCCCCGCTGCGCCGACTGGCACAGGCACGTACACCTCGGCCTGGTCACCGGCCCTTGCGGCACCGAGTACGACCTTCAGCCCCGACGCGCGAAGGGGGCCGCGGCATGAGTGACTGGCAGAACGCCCTCGACAACGCTCTACAGGCCGCGGCCACGCACGAGTTCGGCGTCATCCCCCTCTCTCTGCGCAAGCTGCCGGCGCTCGCGTCACCGCACAAGGTCGACCCTCCGGGTACGCCCAAGTGCCGTGGTGAGTGCGGGCGGTTCGGGCACGGCGTGCACGACGCGACCAGCGACCCCGACCGCATCCGCGCCATGTTCGAGGCGGCGCGGCACGCGACCGGCTACGGCATCGCCTGCGGCCGGCCGCCGCACTACCTGATTGGCCTCGACCTCGATCGCGACGCCGAAAAGCAGGTCGACGGCGTATGGGAGCTGCGGAAGCTGTGCGCCCGTAAGGGCATCGCCGTACCCCGAACCGTCATCATCCGAACCCCCCGCGGCGGCTATCACGCCTGGTGGACCGGCCCATCCGATGTGAAGGTGCCCAACCGGGCCGGACAGATCGCCCCCGGGGTCGACGTGCGGCACTCGGGCGGCTACCTCGTCGGCCCCGGGTCGCGCGGCGAGCGCGGCCTGTACACGCTCGCCTCCGATCCCGACGCCGTCACCGTCCACCCGATCCCCGAGCAGCTGCTCACGCTGATGACCGCAACCAAGGAGCAGCCGCGCCGGATCGTCGGCGCACGAGCGGCGGCCCCGGCGAGCGGCGGCCGCGCCCTCGTCGCGCTGGTCAAGTTCGTCCTCGATGCCGCAGAGGGGCAGCGCAACAACCGCCTGTACTGGGCGGCATGCAAAGCGTTCGAGCACGCCGCAGCCGGACGGCTCGACGCCAACCAGGCCGAGGACGCCCTCACCCGGGCCGCCTTCGACATCGGCCTGCCGGACAAGGAAGCCGAGGCGACGCTCCGGTCTGCCCGCGACGAGGTGCTGGGAGCCGCCTGATGACCGACGACAGCAAGACCACTAAGGACCGCGCCGAGGACATCGTGAAGGACGCGGGAGTCGACGTTGAGAAGGGCCGCGGGCCCTCTCAGGCGTCCCAACTCGCTGCCTTGGCGCGTGAACGGTACGAGCTGTTCATGTCCGAGGACGGTCGCCCCTACGGTGTGAGGAAGGACGGAGGGAACACCGTGTACGCCCTCCGCGGCCGGGCCGGACTTCGCTCTCACCTGGCCCGCATGTACGCCGACGCGCACGGCGGGTCCGTCCCCTCCCAATCCGCGCTGACCGACGCTATGACCGTCCTGGAAGGCGTCGCTGCCGACGCCGAGCCGCAGCAGCTGCACATCCGGGTCGCCCGCCACAAGGAGCGCATCGTCGTCGACCTGGCGACGCCCGAAGGCCGCTGCGTCTCCATCGGTCCGGACGGCTGGCGTCGGGAGGCATCGTCACCGGTCCTGTTCCGACGCTCTGGAGCCATGAAGCCGCTGCCCGAACCGATCAGCGACGGCGACGGGCTGGCCAAGCTGAAAGACCTTCTCAACACCGGGGAGGAAGGTTTTCAGCTCCTGGTCGCCTGGCTGGTCGCCTGCTTCATCCCTGATCTGCCCCACCCGATCCTGACGTTCCGTGGGGAGCAAGGCACGGGCAAGTCCTACGCCGCCAAGATGGTCATCGGCATCGTCGACCCGTCCGGAGCACCCAAGCGGACCGCGCCGCGCGACATCAAGGCGTGGGCCACGCAGGCGTTCAACTCCTGGGCCCTGTGCCTCGACAACGTCTCGATCATTCCAGATTGGCTTTCTGACGCACTGTGCCGCGCGGTGACTGGAGACGGCATCGTCGACCGCGCCCTGTACACCGACGACGATGTGGTGGTCCTGGAGTTCCGGCGTGTCCTCGCCATGACCACCATCGACGCCGGAGCGCTCGCGGGAGACCTGGCCGAGCGCCTCGTAACCATCGAGCTGCACACCATCCCCGACGCCAAGCGGCGCGAGGAGAACGAGATGGATGCGGCCTATGCCGAGGCGCATGCATCCATCCTGGCCTCCCTGTTCGACCTGCTCGCCCGAGTGCTGAAGGTACTGCCCGACATCGTGCTGAGCGAGCGCCCGCGCATGGCGGACTTCGCGCGGGTCCTTGCCGCGGTCGACCAGGTGCAGGGCTGGAACACGATGGAGAGCTACCGGGCCAGCGCACGCGACGCCGTTGCAGACGTCCTCGACGGCGAGCCGTTCGCCCAGGCCGTCGTCGCGCTCGTCGACCGCGCTGGGCCGGAGGGGCTGACGCTCACAACGCAGCAGATCCTCGACACCGTCGACACCCCGGACAAGCTCCCGAAGAAGTGGCCGAAGGACTCCACGCGCGCCGGCGGTCAGTTGAAGCGGCTCGCCCCCGCGCTTCGGACCATCGGCATCGAAGTCGACGACTCCCAGCGCGGCCCCGCCCCGAAGCGGCAGCGCCTGTACAAGCTGACGGCAACAGCAGATAGAAGGTGCGCGACAGCGTCCACAGCGTCCACCCTGGACGAAAACGAGGGCCTGACCAGCGGAAACGGGGTGGACGCTGGGGTGGACGCTACAGCGTCCACCCCCACTCCGGACATGGACGCTGTGGACGCTGGCATGGACGCTGCCCTCTTCTCAGCGTCCACCCCGGACGCACCGTCTGAGCAGGGCTTTCCCGCGCTGATGGACGCTGGGGACGCTATGGACGCTGAAATGCGCCCACTCTCTGAACTACGCCCCCAGACCCCCTGCGAGCGCTGCAGCCGAATGCAGTGGAACGCCCTCGGATCACCCCTTTGCGGCGCTTGCCGTGACGCTGCCTGAAGGAGGACCAATGCCTGACCGCACCCTCACCCCTGGCCCGCTCGCCGCACTCACCGACGACGTCCGCGACCACGGGTACGCCATCGTGCAGACCCGCATCGAGCGCGCCCCCGCCCGTCTCCGCAGCACCCGCTGTGGCGAACCCGACGGATGCACCCGATCAGCGACCCTCCTGACCGTGGCGCTCGCCGAAGTGACCGACGAGGGCGACGCCATCGGCTTCCGATTCGAGCGCGACGGCCGCGGGGAACTCGTCCGCCTCCCCGTCTGCGACGAGCACCGCGTCGAGGCCAGCCACGACCTCTACTACGCGCTCACCGGACGCACACGGCCAGACGGCATCCGGGCGTTCGACCTGCCCGGCCATCACATGAGTTGGGCCGACGAGGACGGCCGGCCGTGACCGCCCGCCGCCGCTGCGCCACCTGCGACCGGCCCCTGCCCGGGAAGCGCGGCAGGCCGTGCGTGCGCGGCTGCGGCGCCCACCTCTGCCGAACACCCCACACCCCGCCCTGCAACGACGTACACGGCGGCCAGTGCCCCCACCTCACCCCACCCACCGAGGAGCCCCCAGTGACCCTGCGCGACATCGACGGCCCCGCAGAACTCCGCGCCGGCCTCGCCCTCCTGACCGCCACCCACCAGATGCTCGACGGCAGCCTCACCGGCCCGCAGTACGCGCGCCTCGTCGACGAGACCACCACAGAACACTGGGCAGACACCCCGCAGGACGCCGTGCGCGCCGTCGCCTACCTCGGGGTGCGCATCGCGTCTCTGTTCGCCACGGCCACCGACACGGACATCGACGTCGTCCTCGGCTTCCTCGGCTGCGAACTCGCCAGCCTCCCCGACAGCTAGATCACCCGCCCACAGAACACGCCCTACTCCGTAGGAGTTTGTGGCACTATGTGACCAACTCCCCTTGATGGGAACGGTGCTGGGTCGCACCACACAACAGAAGAGGCGGCACACGGCCGCCACCGGTACGCCGGAGCCCACGCCGGGGCACGAGCTACACGCCACCACCTGGGCCACCACCTACCGGGATTGAGATTCGACGCCCCGCCCAAGGCGGGCTGCGTCGCCCTTCCCGAAAGGCGTACCTCATGACCCCCAACGTCTCCCTGCCCCACCTCCGCGCCGCCCGCTCCCAGGCCAAGGCCGACATGGACGCCATCCTGGCGACCGTCGAGGCCGAGAAGCGCTCCAGCCTCTCCACCGACGAGCAGACGGACTTCTCCGCCAAGCGCGACGAGATCCGCGCACTCGACGAGCAGATCGAGAGCGCAGAAGCCGCGGAGCAGCGCTCCGACGCCGCGGCCGAGCTCCGCGCCCGGTACGCGCCCAAGACGGCCTCCCTGAGCGTCACCAGCAACGAGACGACCTACCGCAAGGGCGACGTGCACGGGCACTCCTGGGTGCGCGACATGACCGCCGTGGCGCTGCGGGCCGACGCCGACGCGGCCGGCCGCCTGCACCGCAACACGCGGGAAGTCGCCCTGGAAACCCGCGCCCTGTCGACGACCGACGGATCCGGCGGCGAGTTCGTGCCCCCGCTGTGGCTCATCAACGAAGCCGTCACCCTCGCCCGCGCCGGGCGCGTCATCGCCGACCAGGTCCGCAAGCTGCCCCTGCCCCCGGGCACCGACACGATCAGCCTTCCCCGCATCGCGACCGGCACCGCGACCGCCGAGCAGGCCAGCCAGAACACCGCGGTCCAGGACACCGACGCGACCACGAACAGCGTGAGCGCCAACGTGGCGACCATCGCGGGCAAGCAGACCGTCTCGCAGCAGCTCCTCGACCAGAGCCCGGTCAACATGGACGACGTCCTGCTCGCCGACCTCGTCGCCGACTACGCCGTCAAGCTCGACACGTTCGTCATCAGCAACAACGCGGCGAACAAGCGCGGCATCCTCAACGTGTCCGGCATCAACGCCATCACCTACACCGACGCCACCCCCACCGTCGGCGAGCTGTACGCCAAGGGTGCCGACGCCATCCAGCAGATCCACACCGGGCGGTTCCTGCCGCCCGACAAGGTGTTCATGCACCCCCGCCGGTGGGCCTGGTTCACCGCCAGCCTCGACACCCAGGGCCGGCCGCTCGTCGTACCCACCGCGAACATGCCGCAGAACGTCCTGGCCGCCATGGGCGACGTCGTCTCCGAAGGGTTCGTCGGCACCTTCCAGGGCCTGCCCGTCTACGTCGACCCCAACATCCCCACCAACCTGGGAGCAGGCACGAACGAGGACCGCATCATCGTCGCGCGCACCAACGACGTGCTGCTGTACGAGGGCGTGCTCAGGGCCGAAGCCTTCCGCGAGACCCTGGCCGGCCAGCTGTCCGTGCTGCTGCGCGTGTTCAACTACGCGGCCATCCACGCCGAGCGGTACCCCAAGGCCGTCAGCGTCATCGGTGGAACCGGCCTGGTGCCCCCGGTGTTCTAGACCCGGCAGGGCGTCAAACCGCGATGTCAGCGCACGCGGCAAGGCAGTGAGGCCCGCTTCCAGGCCCATGACCTGCCTGCGCCCTGCCACATCACGACCCGTCACCACGCGTGGCGGGTCGTCGGTGCGTCCGCCGTCGAGCGGAAGCACACGAGAGGCGCCGAGCAGAGCCGGACCACTTTTTAAGAGTGCAGATGGGCGACCCAAACGCCCTTCTCGCCCGATTTTTTGCGCGGCCAAAAATCATCCGCTAATCCGGCGAGCTCGGCTCCAGCGATTTAGCGGCTGTCACTCTGCGTGATGCACGCTGAGCTGATCTTGAAGGCGCCCGTCCGCTAATCCGCTGGCGCTGGCTTCAGTGGATTAGCGAGTACAGGCCCCGTGCGCGCAGACCGTCAACAGCCGAACCGCCCCACCCTGAACGCAAAGAAGGGCCCCGCCACGGCGATCGTGGCGGGGCCCTGGGGGCGAGCTCAGGTGGTCTCAGTGGTCTGCCCCGAACCGGTCCGGCGTGAGGCGCATGCCGTCGGCGCGGGTGCGACGCCAGGCGTTGTGTGCCCGCCGGCCGACGCGCAGCCGGAGCTTGGCGTCGTGGCAGCGCGAGCACATGCGGAGCTTGCCGCGGCGCTGCACCTTGCCGATGCCCTCGCACTTGCGGCACGGGGCGAACGGCTTGACCCAGCACAACACTGCGTAACCAGCGGCCCATCCGGTCAGGCCGAGGGCTATAGCGAGCCAGAACATGGGTGTCCTCCTGCTGAAGTGGGTGTTTCCCGTTTCCTGGGGCCGCCCCTGCTAGACGCTAGGTGCCTGTTCAGGGGCGCTTTTTGGTGCTAGCGGGCCTGCTAGACCTAGCGGGTGGGGGTGCTAGGTCTAGCGGCCGTACTGGGCTATGCGGCGCTCCGGTCGGCGTCACGGCGAGTGATGGCGGCGGCGATGTCGGCACGCTGGATGCCGCGCCGGTTGGCGCCCTCGCCTTCGTCGGTCTGCCCCCACACCTGGCCTGTCTTGATGCCCCACGGCTTGAGCGCGGTCGTGACGTTCTCGCCCTTCCACTCGCCGTAGACGTCCGGCCTCAGGTCGGCGAGACGGGCGGCGATGCGCTCGCACCAGACGGCCTTCTCGTCGACACCGATGGACTTGAGGACGTCGCCGAGGACGTCGAGGCCGGCCACCTTCGCGGGCCCCTCGCCGAGAGCGTGGCCGGTGATGTTGCCGTAGTCCTCGCGCATCTTCCGGGCTCGAGCGACGACCAGTTCGGCCTTCGGGGCGTCGATGAACGCGGACGAGACGATGCGGGGTTCGTCGCCCTCGCCGGCCATCCAGCAGATGCCCAGGTCTCGGCGGCTGAACATGGTGGCGCGGATACCGGACTTGTAGGCGCCGGTGCTGAGGATGAGGTCGTTCGCGGTGTGGCCCATGACCTTGAGCGCGAACCGCAGGATCGCGTTCGCGCTGATGCCCGTGGGCAGTGACTTCGCGTCCGGGCGCTGGGTGGCGTACATGCCGATGATGCCGAGCGCGGGGCCGCGCTTGGTGATGTCGGTGCAGATGGATTCCAGCTCGGCGCCGTACTTGTCGTGCTCGAACAGCACCTGGCACTCGTCGATGCTGATGGCGATCGGGTGCAGGCCGAGGGACTTGTCGTTGGCCAGAGCCGGGGTGACCTTCGACTCGGGGCAGCGGGAGCGCGGCAGGCTCTTGATGACCTTCGCTCGGCGCCGCAGCTCGGCCTTGATCTCCCGCAGCGCGTGCAGGATGTACTCGATGTCCTCGTCCTCCTCGCCCGCCCGGTAGCGGTGGCAGACCGGTTCCAGGGCGCCGAAGTCGCCTGTGCCTTTCAGGTCGAACGCCAGCAGCACGGCCCGCGGGTCGAGGGCGCAGATCAGCATCAGCAGCCTGAGCAGGAACGTCTTGCCCATGCGGGGGACAGCGCCGATGACAATCGACGCGAACATGAGGGTGACCTCAACCCACCGCATCCGCTGGTCGTTGCCGAAGACGACCGGCTTGAACAGGTCGACGCGGCCGTCCTTCAGCAGCGGCCAGGCCGGCTTCGACTGCTCGTTCATCGGCTTGTCACCGACCCACAGGACGAGGCGCCCCTCGTGCTCGTCCTCGTCGCCGGACGGCCACACGCAGCCGACCTTGCGGCGCAGACCGGAAGCGAGCTGCTCCCGCTTCTCCATCACGTCGTCGGGGGTGACGCCGTAAGGCAGGTCGAGGTCGGCTCGGTAGCCGGGCCCGTCCCGGGTGATTTCGCTGGTGAAGCGCATCCCGTCCATGTCGCCGCCCCTCTTGATGGCGGCCGAGACCTTCGGGTTGCCGATGCTGTCGAGGGCGCGCAGCACGATCGTGCCGGTCAGCTTCTGCAGCTCGGTGCGCATCACGGCCGGGCCGATGACGGGCGCGTCGGGCTGCTGGCCGAAGTAGCCGAGGGTGAGCACCCCGCCGGCGGCGAACACCCACAGGAACTCGGGGGCGATGACGTACAGGAACAGGGCGAAGCCGAGGCCGAAGATCATGGCGACGACCGTGACCAGGCCGCGCAGCCGTACCCGGTTGCCGCGCAGGCGGGCCAGGTGCAGGTAGTCGTCGACGTCTTCCTTGCGCACGGCGTAGTCGCGCAGCGGTGCGGCTTCCCGGTCCCACAGCCACCTGTTCGTCGACGCCACGAACCGGCAGGCGCCACGCGGCGACATGGCGGTCAACTGGAGGCTGTACCAGGGCAGGCGCAGCCCGTGGTACAGCGAGGCGTACCCGGCGCGCGCACTGGTGTGTTTGGCGGCTGCGGCGAACTCGGTGCGGCCCTTCAGCCATGCGGGCAGGATCGGCCGGCGCTTCTCCTTGACGACGCCAGGCTTGGGCAGGTTCGGGTTGTCGACGGGTACCGGCGTACTCGGTGTCTCCGCCGCTTCGGGTACGGCGAGTACGGGCGTGTCAGGGGGCTCGGTAGTGGCGGGTACGAAGGTGTCCGTCATGCTGGTCTCTCCGGTTGCTCGTCAGGGTGATCGGGAGCACGGGGCGGCCGGGTGTACCTGGCCGGGTACGGCCGCCCCGTGGCGTACCTACTTCTCGGCGGCGCGTTCGCCGCGCAGCTGGGCGTTGTCCTTGATGCGCTCCAGGCGCCGCTTCTGCCGGTCGGTGAGGTTGCCGCCGCGCACCATGGCGACGCCGATCGTGAGCCCGTTCAAGGCGATCTCGGTGGCGGTGTACTTGGGCTTGGGCTTAGCCACGGCTGGTCTCCTCAGCGGTCTCGGGCAGCTGGTCGGCGAGTGCGGTGAAGGCGCGGGAGGTGTCGGCCCACAGGGAGCCGGCCGCGGCGTACCGCTCGATGCGGTACTGGTCGTCGCGGTTGCTGCTGCGGGCGTAGTCCTCGGCGCGGACGGCGAGCTGGGCTGCGCTCTTCGCGGCGTTCTCCGCCTCGATCAATGCCTGTTCACGGGTCATGTGCTTCTCCTCAGGTGACGATCTGGCCCTTGTGCTGGGAGGCGGCGCAGTTGATGCACGCCTGGCAGTCCTCGCCGGGCCCCAGGCCCTTGTGCGCCTCCTTCGAGGCGTAGGCGTGGAACCAGCACCGCCTGCACTGGCCGCGGGGCGGGTTGAGGGCTTTCCGGCTCGTCATGGGGCTCTCCTCGGTCGGTGGCCTGCCGGGTTGGCCGGCCCCACCGCACCCCCGCCGATGACTCCAATTGGAGTCATCACACGGAGGACGGAAGGGCAGGTCAGCCCTTGCTCTGCAGGTCGCGCCAGATGCTCCGCAGGATCAGCAGGCAGACGGTGGCGCAGGTTGCGCCGATCGCGATGGCCACGGCGAACAGCGAGGCGACCAGGCCGACGGACACGACCACGCCGCCGATGACGAGCCACTTCGTCGGGTTGAACTCCTGCTTCACCGGCTGCGGTTGGGCGGGCTGCTGCTGTGCGTTGAGCAGCTGCTGAGCAGCGAGGATCGCGAGGATCTGCCGGGTCGTTTCCGAGTTCTCGGCGGCGGCCACCGCATCCCGGGCCGCCTTCTCGATGTCGCTCACGGCGTCGCCCCCGCCAGCTGCTTCACGGCGTCGCGGAAGCCGTCCTGGTACTCCTTGGCCTTGTCCTGTCCCACGCCGAGCCGCTCCTTGATGACGCGGATGGACGGGACTTGACCGCCGAGGATCTCGTCACGGAACTGCATCGCAGCCCACCCGAGTTCGCGCTTGGACGACTCCCACGGCGGGACCTCAGGTACGTACTCGGCGCGTACCTCAGCGCGGGCACGCTGCACCTCGGCGGCGAGTGCGAGCGCCTTCTCGGCGGGCGCCGGCCGAGCCACGATCGGCAGCAGCCGGGCACCGTCAGGTACAGCCACGGGTACGGGCCGCACCGGGTCCGGCGCCACAGGTACGGGCTCGGCTTCGGGCACCGTCATGTACTCGGCAGGCTCCGGGTCGGCGTGGTCTTCCTCGCCGCGGGCCAGTGCGTGGGTACGCCACAGCGCCACCGGTACGAGGACGGAGACGACCACCACGAGGTCGAGGCTTACCTCCACAACCCCGGCTTCGAGGGCGTGAGCGGCCACCTGCGCCGCGCACATCAGCACCAGCGACATCGCGACGTCGAGAGCCTTGAACCACTTCAGGGCCGCGATCACGTAGCAGTCGATCGACATGGGCAGCATGACCGCGATGTACGGCTCGGCGCCGAGACGGCGGGCCAGCTCGTACTCGGCGATCGCCGTGTACGCCAGCCCGGCCCCGGTCGACGCGCGCCGGATCCATGTACGGGTCTCGTCGGAACTCATGCTGCCCCCCGCTCGTGCATCTGGGCGCAGAGGTCGCGCCACTGCAGATGGGTCGCGCAGGTGGAGCGTCGTTCGGCCGGCACCTGCGTGACGTGCTCGACGTGCAGCTTGCGCAGCAGGTCGTCGGACGCGTCCGCAGGCATGCGGGCCACGGTGGCGGTCATGACTCGCCCCCTTCTTCGAGGGCTTCCAGCTGGCGGGCGAGTGCCTTCAGTCGCCCGAGCCCGTAGATGACGAGCGCGTCGACGACGTCCCGGAGGGACGCGGCGTTGAACTCGTGGTCGCCGTCGGTCTCGATGGTCACGACCGGCCTCGTGGTGCCGTGCGTGCTGAAGGGCCGCTGCATCAAGGAGGCGGCGAGCGTCTGCACCTGGCCGTGACAGATCGTGTCGAGCAGCAGTGGCACCTCGGCGCCCTGGTGCTGGATGTCCTCGCGGTAGCCCCCGGCCGGGTGGTTGCCGAGGCACCACACCGGCTCGGTGAACCGAACGGTGCCGTGGTCGATCGTCGGCACGACGACCGTGCGGAGCTCGCTCATGCGGCACCCCCGCGGCGACCCTTGCGGGAGAGACGACGAACGTCCCGCTTCGACAGCTGGTCGGGCGTGACCCGGCAGCGGTTCGTGACGACGTTGTGGTTACGGCGCGGCATCAGGCGACACCACCCTGACGGACACGGCGCAGAGCCTCGTCCATGTCCGGGTCCGAGTCGCCGTTGGCCTGGCTGGCAACCCGGGCGGCTTCGCGGATCTTCCCCGCCAGCTTGATGAGGTCGTCCGCGATCTCGTCGGCCATTTGCGAGGTGAGGTGCCGGTCACCAGCCGCAGTCTCGACGAGGACGTGAGCCCCGCGCATACGAGCGTCCGCAGAGTAGGGATCGGCGAACACGCGGGCCGACAGGTCCAGCGCGGCGTCATCCTGAGTGAAGGACGGGATGCTCGCGCCGAAGTAGTCGCCCCAGTGAGAGACGTCGTCAACGGAGTGCTGCCACTCGTCGGCATGGTCCTCGGTGCACCAGTTGGGGCACTCGACGTAGACGAGGGCCTGGCCCTTCGTGGGCGAGCCGATTGTGGCCGGCACCAGCTTGAAGCCGGGGCGGGTCGCAGGGGGTGTCTGGACGATGGCAGTCACAGCGCCACCGCCAGCTCTGCGGCAGGGATGCCACGGTCGGCGAGGTACTGGGCGAAGGCGGAGCGGGAGACGCGAATGGTGCCGCGACCGGTACCGATGCGGTACGAGGAGAGCTGACCGGTGTTGATCTCGCGGTAGATGGTGGTGGCGTCGACGCGCAAGGCTGCGGCGATGTCCTTGACCTTGAGCGGTCCGCCAGAGGCGCCCTGCTCGGGAGCGGGCGCAGTAAGCTCATGCTGCAT